TCTGGCAAATCTCGAAATGCTCTTGGTCATGATGTAGTCGATTTTGCCAGCCTCGCAGTCCTTCATCATTCGCAGAAAAGCCTTGCGCTTCCTCACGCTGGTGCCGGTAATGCCCTCATCGGCTGCTGTACAAAAAGGACTAATAAATTTACGCCGTACAGGATTCCCGACGTATGGTCTCCATCAAAGCTTCGATCTCATCGGCAAGGTTCAGCCGGATGTCCATGCGCCTATCCGGGTAGATGGTGACGGATTGCAGCAGCTCGGTGGATATCTCTCTGGTCAGTGCCGTAATACCGGCATAGCTTTTGAACTGCTCAATTACAGCATTGCCGCTGTCGTCGCTGCCGCTTATTATTCGTTCCAGCTCCAAGACCGTGTGAGAAATATCCTCCGCCTGCGCCGTCAGAGTTTTCTTCTGCGCCGCGAAGCTCTCGCGGGAGATTTCCCCCTCTACCAGCCTTTCATAGAGGTCTTGCAGCCGCTCGTCAAGCTGGGCTTTCCGGCTCTGGAGCGTCTGCAAGCGGCGCTGCGCCTGTTTGCGGTCGAGCAGTCGCTGTGCCTGCTTTGTTTGCAGGAGCCGGTCTATGCTGACCGCGTATTGAGCGTAGACCTGTATGGTGTCAATCACAGCTTCCAGAATATCGGCCTCCGGGATTCTATCCTCTGAGCAGTCAAAACCGGTATTCAGCCTTTTGGTGACGCAGCGGTAGGAGCCATTCTTTCTGCTGTCCCGCTGCATGGCGTGACCGCATACGCCGCAAATCACCTTGCGTTTCAGCGGATTGCCGCTGCTGGACGCAGCTTCATATTCCCGGTATTCCCGCATACAAGCCTGTGCTTTCTCGAACAATGCCTCTGGCACGATGGCTTCGTGCCTGTCAGGAACGATGATCCAGTCATTGCGGGAGATTTTGATTGTGTGGGTGCTGCCCACAATGTCCCGGCTCCGTTTGCCGAACACTGTCTTACCAATATACCGCTCATCTCGCAGGAATTTTGCAACCAGACTGGCTGTCCAAAAATTTTCTTCCTGGATACTGCGCCACGGTGTTCTTGTGCAGCCCGTCTCGACTTTGTAATTCTTTGGAGAGCTTACGCCGTCGCCGTTCAGAGCCGCCGCGATCTGCCAGGGTTTCGTACCATCCGCCGCCATTTGAAAAATGCGCCGTATCACATCGGCGGCTTCGGCATCTACCAGAAGATGATTTTTATCTTCTGGGTCTTTGACGTATCCATAAGGCGCATAAGGGCTGAGAAATGCCCCGCGCTCGGCCCTAGCCTTCTTTGCGCTTTTGACTCTGCGGGAGAGATCGCGGCTGTAGAGGTCGTAGATCAGCGTCCGAAACGAGGTATCCAGACTATCGATGTCAAGCGGATTGCTGCTGTCAAAGCCGTCGTTGACGGAAATGAAGCGCACGCCGAGGAACGGAAACACGCGGGAGATGTAGTCTCCCACAGTGAGGTAATCACGGCCAAAGCGGGAAAGATCTTTGACCAGGATGCAGTTGATTTGCCCATGCCTGACCTGCTCCAGAAGCGCCTTTACCGCTGGCCGCTCGAAGTTCGTGCCACTCCAGCCGTCGTCGCAAAATTCCAGGATTTCGGAATTGGACAATTCCGCGTGACTGGACACATATTCCCGAAGGAGGCTGCGCTGATTGGATATGCTCTCAGATTCGTCCTTTTTGCCGGTTTTCAAGTCCATGTCTTCACTGGATATGCGAAGATAGATCGCCGTTCTCATGCGTCAGCTTTCCTCCCTTCCAAATATGTACAGAGTTCCTTGTATTCATCCCGGTAGCGGAACACGATCTCAATATTGCTGTCGCCGTCCACATACACACGCTGGATTAGTGCCTGCGCCATTTCTCTGGTCAAGGTATCCGCATCCCGGAATCTGCCGAATGCCGCAAGGAACGGGTTCTCCGGCGTGTGCGCTGCTTCTGCCGTTTGCAGACGGGTCAGCTCTTCAATCAGCCGCTCTGCGTCCTCGGCTTCTTCCTTGTAGCGGCGTTTCAGTGTCATATATTCCTGCTCGGTCATGAGCTGATCCACATAGTTTTGGTAAAGGCTGTCATACAGGCCGTTATAGCGCATAAGCGCCTTTTTTGCCGCGTCCAGCTTACCTTGCAGCGTCGCAGTCTGCTTTCTATATTTGGGGGAGCTATTCACCCTGCGGATGAGCGCTTTCATATCAGCGGCAAGGGCGATCTGCATCTGGATAGCTTGCAGGAGCATGGGGATCAGCACATCCTCCCGGATATTCTTCTTCGGGCAGCTTGTGATGTCGTTGGTATGCGTCTGGCAGATGAACGTGTACCACAGCTTCTTTTCGTGACTCACATTCTTGTACCGCACCAGCGGACGCTTGCAGTCGGCACAGCAGACCAGCCCCTTGAGGATGTTTTCGGTGGTTTCCAGATGCGTGAATCTGCCGAGGTTTTCAAAGTATTCCGCATTTCTGCGCTGTGCAAGCGCCTGCACCTTATCGAATGTCTCCCGGTCAATCAGCGGCTCGTGGGTATTTTCCACGACGACCCATTCCTCTCGTGGCTTCTTACACTGCCCCCGGTTTTCGTAGAAGGACTGCCGCTTCCTTCCCTGCACCATGTGTCCGATGTACACCTGCCGGGACAGAAGGTTCTTGACCGTCTGAACATACCAGCTCACGCCGTTATATTTCTCCGTTTTGCATACCCCGGTGTTGTACAGGTAGGCGGAGGGGGATGGTACGCCCTCATCGTTGAGCCGCCTTGCAATCTGCGTGACGCTCACGCCCTCGGCTCGCCACCGGAATATCTGCCGGACAACGGGAGCCGTTGCTTCGTCCGGCTCCAGCTTGTGGGGATTATCCGGTTGTTTGCGGTAGCCGTAGGGAGCCCACGCGCCGATGAAATCACCGTTCTTCTGCTTTGCTGCCAGTGCCGAGCCGGACTTCCTGGAAATATCCTTGCTGTAAACCTCGTTGATGAGATTTTTCAGCGGAACGAGATAGCCGTCCGCGCCCCGCTGGGCGGTGAGGGTGTCGAAGCCGTCGTTGACGGCGATGAAGCGCACGCCCAGGAATGGAAAGATGCGCTCCAGATAGTTGCCGGTTTCCTTGTAGTTTCTGCCAAAGCGGGACAGGTCTTTGACCACGATGCAGTCTATATGCCCTTTGCGTACTTCCTCCATCATCTTTTCAAACTGAGGACGGTCAAAGTCCGTGCCTGTTCGTCCGTTATCACAGAACAGCCCATACAGGGTAAGCGTTGGGTCATCTTCGATGAACCGGAGCAGGAGATTTTTCTGCCCCTCTATGGTATCCGCGCCGGGTTTGCCGCTGTCCTCCACGGACAGACGGGCATAGGCGGCGGCGCGGTATTGCTTCTGTGCCTGTGCGGGAGCTTCCGCCGCCGGAATGACCGGGTTTGTCTTTCGTTTCGTTCTTGCCACTTATACCACCTCCCGTATTTGTGATCTTCTGAGAATATCCGTCTGCCATGCAAATTCGTCCGCAAAGCGGAAGCGGACTTCCACGCGGTTGTCCCTGTAAATGAGGATGCGGTCGATCAGCGCCACAACGATGCTGCGCTCCAATTCCGTGATGTTCAGGTGCTTTCTGAACTGCGCCATCCATTCCCGGTGCTCGCCGCCGTGCTCCCTGATCTGCGTAAGGGTCTCCTGCAAGGCATCCATCTGTTTTTCGCACTCGGCGCAGCGTCCTGCGTAATTCTGCTTGAGCCTTGCGTATTCGTCCCGGTCGATGATCCCGTCGGCAAGGCTTTCATACAGGGACATGAGCAGCTTCTGGAGCCGCTCATGCTCAGAGCGTTTCTTGTCGAGCTGCCGCTGCACCTTCTGGGCTTCTGCGGTTCTCAGGGGGGCGGTATCCGTCATGGCAAGAATATCGTCCAGATCAACCACGTCCCGGATATACTGCTTTACCGTGTCCAAAACCAGTTGCTCCAGCGCTTCATCACGCATCCGGTGGGGCGAACAGGATTTATCCTGCTTGTGCGCGGCGCAGACGTAGTAGACGTATTTCTTCTTCCCGGAGGGGACGGTCTTGCGTACCATGCTTGCGCCACACTCGCCGCAGAACACCATCCCGCTGAAAAGCTGCACGGCGCTGTCGCCGGGGCTGCGGCGGGTATCCAATGAGAGCGCATTCTGTACGCTGTCAAAGTCCCGGCGCTCAATGATGGCTTCGTGGGCATCTGGAACGATTGCCCATTCGCTTTCCGGCTTTGTGACGCGCTTTCGCACCTTGTAGCTGGGTGTGGTTTCTTTTCCCTGAATGAGTATGCCTGTGTAAACCGGATTTTTCAGGATACGCAGCACGGCGTTGGCCGACCATGCCGCCTGCGGGTTCGCCTTGAAGGAGGTGGCAAACCTCATGCCCAGCGATCTTTTGTATTCCATGGGCGAAAGCACGCCGCTGTGATTCAATCGGGCGGCGATATCCTGCGGGCTCATGCCCTCCAGCTTCCATTTGAAGATATCCCGCACGACGTCCGCAGCGTATTCGTCTGCCACCAGACGGTTTTTGTCTGTTTCGTCCTTCAGATAGCCGTACACGGCAAACGCGCCGATATACTGGCCGCTCTTGCGCTTGACCTCAAGCTGGGTGCGGACTTTCACGGAAATATCCCGGCAGTAGGCTTCGTTTATGAGGTTTTTGAACGGGATGACAAGCTCGTCCGAAGCGTTTTTTCCGCCGAGGCTGTCGTAGTTGTCGTTGACGGCGATGAACCGCACGCCTAAAAAGGGGAATATCTTCTCGATGTATTCGCCAGCGTCCAGATAATTACGGCCAAAGCGCGAAAGATCTTTCACGATGATGCAGTTGGTGCGTCCCGCCTTTACGTCCTCCAGCATTTTCTTAAAGCTCGGCCGCTCGAAATTGGAGCCCGTGAAGCCGTCGTCGATCCTGACGGCGTATTCCCGAAGCTCCGGGCGGGTTCGGATAAAGTCACGCAGCAGCTCCCGCTGCCCGGTGATGCTGTTGGATTCCTCTTTATCCCCATCGTCCCTCGACAGTCGGAGGTAAAGCGTGGCGTTCCAGATTTTTGTTTCGGTGTTGTGTTGCATATTGCCAGCTCCTTTCCTCCAAAATTGTACCCGCAATGCAGATGACTGTCGAGGATGTCGCGGAGGCTCATCCTTTCGTGCGGATATATGCTTCCAGCCTGTCCTCCAACGAAATATCCGTGTCGGCAAAGCTGACTCTGACCACATATTTTCCGTGCCGGTAGCAGTAGGGATTGCCGATCTGACGGATGAAATCCAGAATACGCTCCCGCTTGGGGAGCGCCGTGTTAACCTTTACATCGCGGATATCCACCAGCGCCGCAGGGTCAACGGCGCGAATATCTATGTCGGATGCCGTATATGCGTCCATGCCATACCTCCTTGCTTGGATTATTTCATGGTTATGACCAGATAACGGAATGTATGAATCCTGGATAACCGGCAGCGTGGACTTCATTACGGAGCCTCCATTTCTTCCGGGATATAGAGGCCGAGGCTGATTTGGAGGGCTTCGTTGACGCCATCCATCTGTTCGCGGCTGACACGCCCGATATAGCGCACCACGCGGCGTTTGTCGATGGTTTTGATCTGCTCCAGCAGGACAACAGAAGCGCCGTCCATGCCCTTCACGGAGTTCAGTAGATAGTGTGTTGGCTGATGCGGTTTCTTGCCTCTGCGGGCTGTCAGAGGGGCTACAATGAGGGTGGGGCAATAGAAGTTGCCGGTGTTGTTTTGCAGCAGAAGAACAGGGCGCGTGCCGCCCTGTTCTGAGCCAAAATAGGGATTTAAGTTTGCCAGATAGATATCGCCGCGGCGATATGTCCAGTTCTCCTTCAAGGACAAGGACTCCTTTCTGTTTTGGTATGTACAGCCCTAATTTGTCCTCGACACCCCAGAGCCGCGGGAAGTCATCAGGCGGCGGCTGGCTGTGCCGCTCCATGGGATTTGAACCCCTCCGAGGATCGCTCCGAGCTGTCCCCATTGCGTGAAGAAGCTGTGGCTGGACAGAAGTATCGTTAGCCCTGCATACGGTCATGGCCGGATCGGGAACCGCCCGATTTTTCCAGTCGGCTTTGTCGCTCGTTCACGGAAGCTGCGCTGATTGAATGTTGTCCGTGCTCGTGAAGGTCGTGGCGCACCGCTGTGCTGGCTTGTGCTCTCGCACATATGCAGGAATGTACCTGATGAATGAGTATGAAATTTTCAAGGAACAGTCAGCTTTCGCTGTGATTCTATTTTAAGAAATCTGTACTCTGAATGGAACGTACCATTGGGAACATCACTAACACCAATGGGAACACGGCCTATAACTTTGCTTGGAAGTGCTCCAAGTCTTCAATCAGATGCTGTATGTTTTCTTTCAGATGGTGCGCATCCAGAACGTCGTGGCACTTGCCCAGAATCAGGTAATCCAAAGACGTCCCAAATATCTCCGAAATCTGAATCATCAGATCGACAGAGCAGCCCTTTTTACCGGATTCAATGCGACTGATGTAGCCGTGGGAGACATTCAGAAGTTCAGCCAATTCTATCTGGTCGAGCTTTTTCGCCAGGCGCAGCTCACGAATCCGCGCTCCGCTGGCCTTTGTGTTGTAATACATAAAAAACCTCCGTGAATTTGAAATGTGGGAATTTCAAGCTCACGGAGGTGGAGAACGGCAATGAAGCCCTAAAGACGCAGAAAAGCCCGCAGCATGATTGCTGCGGGCAGAATGGGGCGATATGAAGTTGTTGTGGTGGGGCGGCGCATCCGAAAGAGGCCGCAGAGCATACGGGGCGCTTACAACCGCGCTCCGTAAAAATGAAAATAAGAGTCCCGGCAGGAGCCGCGCCCCTGCCGGCATACAGCCGCCCATAAAGATCACCCGTCCGGTTCTATTCCGGCTTGTTCAGCCGGTAACAGGATCATACCAGACGGGTAATCTCAGGCAGAGCCTTATTTCGGCCTTAATTATGCAGCAGTTTTGCCGCAATAAAGCCGCGCCGCAACCCTCATTTTTGCCGCACGAGCACCCTCACCAGCGCCGCACGGGAGACACATGAACGCTTTATTTTCTCTCCCATAATTGCTGCACAAACGTGATCTGCTCTTCGCTCATGTATGCTTCCGCAGTTTGCAGGA